TCAATAAACTCTCTTTCTGCCTCCGCTGCTTCTCTGGCACAGTCGCAACCATTTAACAACAGCTCTCCGCAATAAGGACAAAACAACTTTTTCATATCATTTCTCCTCTCAATCATCCTTTAAATCCTCAATAGTTCCAATATCCCGCATGATTCCTTCCAGTCGTTTTGGTTTCTCCTGCTCCGGTGCTTTCTCTGGCTTGACCGTAGTGATCTCTAGGTTGGTCTTATATTCCTCGATTGCTTTTAATGCTCCCGGGCCAAACCTAAAGCCGTACAATTCCGCAAAATCCTCAACCTCGCGGAAATACTTAACTGGCACCACAACACTGGGGCTTGAATAACTTGACCCCGGAAGAGATCTAGCTGTCTCATATAACGACTCATCCCGCCTTTGCCAACCTATATGCAATTCCCCCTTAGTGTTTGCCGGCACCGATATCCATCTTGTATGTTCCAATTCAAATCCTGCGTTGACAGCTTTGTCAGCAGCTTCGACATTATCTATTGCCACCGGATAACCCATACTCAACAGCTTATTTCCCACCTCAGCCGCCCGATCTACCGGTGAGCCAGTGCGAAAAGAGATTTTTTTAACCCATCCAGATCCGGTGACCCAACTGTAGCCAGCATCCTTGCAGGTTTCGATGATTCTCTCATCCTTCTTGGATATAACAGTAATCGTAGTCTCAGTAACTCTTATCTCCACTGGCGTTTCGTCCACCGGTTTTTCAGGCCGTAGTATCCGTATTTTCGCTTTACATTCCTTTTCCTCTTCATTTTTGATCTCCGCATCTACATCGGCAGGAGCCATGAAGGCAACCATAGTCAGCAATTCCTTGAAACCTTTATTCCGGTTGTCAATCCAGAATCTTGCCTCGGTCATACCGAACAGCCTCTCATAGGCTTCTACGCCTTTGGGCTTGAGGCTTGAAACATAATCCTGGCCCAATTCATATTTTTCAAACCTTATTTTTTCAGCCCAAAATATCTGCTTTTCTGAACCTTCGAGCTTTGGGAAACATGCATCTTCCATAGCTTTTTGACGTTTCTCATCCTTTTCCGCTTTCCAGCAGTCAGGACAAAGGCCGTACTCCGCACCCTCCTTCTCTCTCCAAAACTCTTTTGAGTTTTTTGTCGATGTATTCGTATAGGTTGGCCTTGAATATTCTTGTTTGCATTTTTCACAAAAGAAATTCATTATCATGATTGTTTCCCCTTTGTGCGTATCTCCCATTCGCCGCATTTCTGCGCCCACCCTACGCCGCGTGGAGGCTGGGATATTGCAGGGCAACCGGAATAAACCCGGCTATAATCTGCTATTCTTCATCATCAAAGAGCAATTTACCAGCCCCGTTCCAGTGATATGCAAGGCTTTCGACTTGTGACCTTGCAATGTCGGGGTATTTAAAATTAATACTTTTTAGCTCGTTTTCGATACGATTCACATATGAATCGTAATCCTTTATAACTTCTACTCCGCCACCTGACTGGATTTTTTTAACGGTTTCTTGCCTTGCAATATCAATTATGTACTTTTTTATCTCTACACGGGTTTGACCTTCATTGTAGAGTGATCCAAATACTTCGTTATCTTTCATCGCTAATAGCTCATCTAGTTCCTTCTTTACCATGGCTACGAACTCTGAATTTTTCATACTTTCGACTTCCTTTCAAATTTACTTTATATACTTATTGTACCCCATATGTACTCCGCTGTCAATACCTTTTCAAAATATTTTTGTCGTTTTTGTGTCGCATATATCCCGTGATTTGCATTGTCGTTTTAGCCATGATACAATAGTTACAATAGTATAGTTGTAGCTAAGTAAAGCCGTTTGGGTTGACCGCCCAAGCGGCTTTTTTGTTGCGCAAAAACGGGGTGAGAAAGAATGGCAAAAGTCGGCAGGCCTGCAACACCAACGGTTTTAAAGGTTTTAAACGGGAACCCTGGGAAGCGTCCGCTTAATCAGGATGAACCGAAGCCAAAGCCTGTCATGCCTCCATGCCCCAAAGTGTTGAAAGGTGAAGCCCTTGCGGAGTGGGAGCGCATGTCCGTAAAGTTGCAGGAACTTGGGCTACTGACTGAGATTGACAACGCTGCGCTTGCTGCTTATTGCCAATGTTATGCCCGGTGGATGCAGGCAGAGGAATTCCTTGAAAAGTACAGCCATGACACAAACGGCAATTTCAACGGATTTATGATTAAAACCACATCCGGATATTTACAGCAGCTTCCGCAAGTGTCCATTGCGCAACGATATGCAAAGTTAATGAGTGATTACCTTGGAAAATTCGGGCTTTCCCCGGCGGATAGGGCGGGGCTTGTGACACCGAACGCACCGGAAAAGGCAAGCAAATTCAGCCGGACGTTAAGCGGGTGATGGCATGACGCAGGGCGAGATTGCGGCACGACAGGCGATTGACTTTGTAACAGGTTTAAAACACGTAAAAGACCCATGGCATGGATGCTACTTTGATTTATTACCTTGGGAAGACCGGATTATCCGGGATGTATACGGAACCTTGAAAACAGATGGGACGAGACAATACCGAATGGTGTATGTCGAAATCCCGAAAAAGAACGGTAAAACCGAATTGATCAGTGCCCTTGGATTAAAGCAATTATGCGCTGATGGGGAATGGGCTGGTGAAATCTATGGGTGTGCGGCGGATAAAGGACAAGCAAGCCTTGCGTTTGACGTAGCGGTTGAAATGGTTGACCAGGAGCCGGAACTAAGGAAAAGAATCATTCCGATTTTATCACGCAAGCGGCTGGTGTATAAACCGACAAAATCATTTTACCAGGTATTGTCGGCGGAAGTTTACACAAAACACGGATTGAACGTTTCGACTTGCTTGTTTGATGAACTACATGCACAGCCTAACCGGAATTTATACGACGTTATGACATTTGGCTCCGGAGATGCAAGGCGGCAGCCATTATACTTCTTCATCACAACCGCAGGCCGGGACCCGGAAAGGACATCCATCGGATGGGAAGTACACAAAAAAGCTGAAGACATCCTGCTCGGAAAGAAGATCGATCCCACATTTTACCCGGTGATATTCGGATTTGACCCTGAAGCAAAGCGTATCTGGACCGGATGGGGTTGTGAAAAGTGGGAAGGCGAGGACGTTAAGGAAGCGTGGAAAGATCAAAGAATCTGGAAAATGGTCAATCCATCGGACGGTATCACGGTAAGGGACGGAGCGGTAAAAGAATCGTTTGACAGCGTAAGCGGAAGCGAATCAGACGAGATCAATTTCCAGCAACTAAGGTTAAACATTTGGGTGAAGACAAAATCCTCCAAGTGGCTGCCTATGGAAGTTTGGAACCAGAATGCAGGGTTGATTGTGCCGGAGAGATTGAAACGCAGGAAGTGTTTCGGGGGGTTGGACTTATCAAGCAAATTGGACATAACGGCATTTGCACTATTGTTTCCGCCTGATGACGAGCATCCGAAATGGTGCATCCTCCCGTTTTTCTGGATACCTGAAGATAACATGTGGGAGAGAGTGGAAAAAGACCATGTTCCATATGACAGATGGGAAAAGGCAGGACTCATCAAGGCGACACCAGGCAACGTAATTGATTACAAGTTCATCGAGAAAGCCATTATCGGGCTGAAAGATGACTATGACATTCAGGAAATCGGATTCGATCCATGGAACGCAATGCAGACATCCATTGTTTTGGAAGACAACGGGATTCATCCGGAGCCGGTAAGACAGGGATACAAGGACATGTCCCCGGCCATGAAAGAGATACAGGCATTACTGACAAGCAGACATATGAACCACGGCAACAACCCGGTACTGAATTGGATGTTTGACAACCTGGAAGTCAAGCAGGATGAAAACGACAACGTAAGGCCGGTGAAATCACAGGACAAAACAAAGCGGATTGACGGATTTGTAGCTTTAGTCAATGCCATGAATCGGGCGTTAAACGCCATAAATGAAGAAAGCGTGTTTGAGAAGAGAGAAGCGCGCGCATTGTAAAGGGGGTAAGGCATGAACGTTATCGACAGGTTAAGATTTGCATTTTCCAATAGTTTTAATGATTACGTCAAAGCGTTTTTACACGGAGACGATTCAACAAATTCGGAATCACAGATCAACCGTGAAGTTGCATTATGTTATTCTGCCATATTCGCCTGTACTCGTGTGTTGAGTGAAACACTTGCAAGTATGCCTGCGTTTGTATATAGGCGAGAAGATGAAAAAAGCAAGGTGTTGGGTAATGACATCGGGCTTTATGACATCCTTCACTATGAACCGAATTACGAAATGGCCCCGTTCAACTTTAAAGAATCTCTGATGATGAACCTTTGTTTGGGTGGAAACGCCTATGCACAGAAAGTATTCAGCAAAGCAAAAGTGCCTGAACTACTAGCGTTGTACCCGTTAGATTACGAAAACGTTATTTGTGAGCGGGACAATGAAACAAAGAAACTTACATATAAAGTTAAAGACGGAGCCTCACAAAAAACCTTGACAAGGGACTATATCTTTCATATCCCTGGCGTAAGCATGAACGGTATAACAGGGTTAATCCCGATCAATTACGCGACAAAAGCAATCAATCTTGGACTTACATATGAATCATTCGGTGTGAACTTCTATAAGAACGGCGCAAATACAAACCTTGTGGTTTTTCATCCAAAAGCATTAAGCGACATCGCGTTTAATAGGTTCAAAAGCCAGTTTGACAAAAGAACCGGCGTAGATCACGTCAACAAGCCTTTGTATATAGAAGAGGGCACAAACATAAAAGAACTCACCATAAAGCCCGTAGACGCGCAACTCCTTGAATCGAAGTATTTTCAAATAGAGGAAATCTGCAGATTCTACCGCGTGCCGCTGCATTTGGTTCAACACCTTCTTAGAGCCACAAACAACAACATCGAGCATCAGGGGCTTGAATTTGTCATATACACTATGCTCCCATGGGCGAAAAGGATTGAAGAAAATATCAATCTTCAATTACTCACAAGAGATCAGCGCAAAGCGGGATATTATACGGAATTCAAATTTGATTCCCTTTTAAGGGGCGACATTAAAAGCCGTTACGAAGCCTATGCGCAGGGGCGGCTAAATTCTTGGCTCAGTGCAAACGACATCAGAAGATTGGAAAATATGAATCCGATTGATGGGGGTGACACATACATCCAACCTTTAAATTACATCGATATAACAAAAGCTGATGATTATTTTTCAAAACAAAGCGATGCAAAGAAAGCTTTAGCGGAAGAGATATTCAAAATGATAGACAAAGAAAAACAATTGCGAGGCATGAGATGAAAAGACGCTTTTGCAAGGAGCATTCAATTTTACTAATTGAGATTCCATATACAGCGAAAAAAATTGATGACTATTTAAAATTTTTAGTTAAGAAAAAGATGGTTGTATAGCCATGGTTGAAGCCATTTTAAAAATGCTTGAAAATAAAGGAGATGGTCAGAATGTTCAAAAATAAATTCTGGAAATTCCAAGCCAAAGCAGATAAATCCGGCGACCTATTACTTTACGGTGAGATATCGTCTGTTTCATGGTGGGGGGATGAGGTCACGCCGAAGGAATTCAAAAAGGACTTGGATGCACTGGGCGACATCGACATTTTAAACATCTACGTAAACAGCCCCGGTGGTGATGTATTTGCGGCACAAGCCATGGTATCCATGCTGAAACGCCATAGCGCAGAAAAGAATGTTTATGTTGATGGATTAATGGCGAGTGCAGCAACGTTTTTCACTGGTGTCGGGAAAGTCTTTATGCCATCCAACGCAATGATGATGATACATAATCCATCTGCGCTTGTATGGGGCAATGCCACCGATATGCGCAAAATGGCAGATGACCTTGACAAAATCCGCGAATCCATGCTTGCCATATACCGCGATAAAACCGGAATGACGGATGAAGAGATTATTCCCTTACTCGATGCCGAAACGTGGATGACCGCTGATGATGCCATGGAATATGGATTCATTGACGAGATCGAGGAAGAAAAGAAAGTTGCCGCGTCTATTTCCAATACTATTCTAACCATTAACGGAATTCAGGCAGACATGACAAGATTCAAGCACTCAGACACGCTAATTCAGAAGTTTAAACCTTATGAGAAACCCCAGGACGTAATTATATCTGCCGGAAAACCGCCAGAGAAATCAGAGGAATTCCGGTCCGCGCCGGTTGACCTATATCAAAAATTAGTTACCAATCATGAAAGGAGAACGAGAATATGAGAGGGCAATTGAAAGCCAAAATTGACGCTCAAAACGCCATTGTCAAAACTGCCATCGACGCAAAACGGGCAATGACGGAAGACGAGCAGACACAGTTTAACGCTCTGGAAACAGAGATCAAGAACCTTGAGGCGACCATCAAGGCGCAGGACTTGCTCGAACAGAGAGCAAAGGACGCACAGACGCCCGCCCAGGAACCCATTTATGCGCAGCCGAAGAGTAACAAACCCGTATGGAATTCATTTGGAGAATTCCTGGGGGCGGTGAGGAATGCCGCAAAACCCGGAGGAAGTGTCGATAGCAGACTGTTGATTAAAGACGCTGCATCGGGCGCAAGCGAAACAGTCATGGAAGACGGCGGGTTCCTTGTTGGAAAGGACTTTGTTACCGAACTCCTGAAAAGGACTTACGAAACAAGCGTCCTTGCCAACCGTTGCCGCAGGATTCCCATTTCAGCCAATTCAAACGGGTTGAAGATCAACACCGTAGAGGAAACCAGCAGGGCGAACGGTTCAAGGTGGGGCGGCGTTCAAGCATACTGGGAAGGCGAAGCCGAAACAGTCACCGCGTCCAAACCGAAATTTGGATTGCTTGAACTGAACCTGAAAAAGTTAATCGGCCTTTGCTATGCAACCGGCGAATTGCTTGCGGATGCAACTGCGATTGAATCCGTGATTTCCCAAGCGTTTGCAGAGGAATTCGGTTTCAAAGTGGATGACGCAATCTTCCGCGGAACCGGCGCGGGACAGCCGCTCGGATTCCTCAACAGCCCCGCTCTGATCAGTGTAGCAAAGACCTCGTCACAGACCGCAGACACCATCACCCTCAACAACATTCTGGACATGTGGACCAGGATGTGGGCAAGGTCACGGACAAACGCAATCTGGTTAGTCAATCAGGAATGCGAACCGCAACTGACCAAGATGTATCTGCCGACAGGTTCATCTTCCGGCGTATCGGTGTATATGCCGCCCACGGGCGTATCACAGTCGCAGTATTACACCTTGTTCGGGCGTCCTGTTATCCCTGTTGAATACGCATCCGCACTGGGCGACGAGGGCGATATCAGCCTTGTTGATTTAAGTCAGTATATGCTGATCGACAAAGGCGGAGTCAACGCAGCTTCATCTGTCCATGTAAGGTTCCTGTACGACGAATCCGTGTTTAGGTTCATTTACAGGGTGGATGGACAGCCGATATGGAAAAAACCGCTCACTCCCTATAAAGGAGCGTCCACGTTATCCCCGTTTGTAACACTTCAGGCGAGAGCCTAATTTGAGAGAAAGGAGAGATATGACATGTTGAATGAAAAATACGATATCAGAACAGCAATTTATCCAAGGTCCGTATCGTCCGCAGGCACGACATCCATATATTTCAACCTTGCCAAACACGGTACGGCAACATTCATATGGGACATTGCACCGACAGGTCTGACCATGACCTCCACGGGCCTTGTTTATCAGGCAACGGATGAAGCCGGGACAAGCGGCGCGTCAATCACCGCAACGTCAACAGTGGTATATGCAACCAGCAACCTGACCGAAGCGACCATCACGCCGTCCATTTCAGCCGGTGAGACAAACGCCACTGTGACCATCAACGGACTGACATTCACCGCTCAAACAGCCGGCGTGACATCCACTACATCGAGCAGGCAATTCACCGGAAATACAGCCAATGTATCCACCACCATCACGAACCTTGCGGCCATCGTCAACGATGACACTTACGGCGTACCGGGTGTGAGGGCGTTGGCGGGCAGCGCAACCTTGACGCTGTATCTGGACGAAGATCCTGTCAAGTATCTGGAAAGCGGGTACTATGGCATGGCGATCACATCCAGTAACACCACCGACCTGACCATTGGCGCGGCGCACATGCAGGGCATGATTGAGGTCAAGGACAGCCAACTGACCCTAAGTTCAGATTTCACCCATGTTGCACTGAATGTCATCAACACATCGGCCAACTATACATCGGCGGTCATCATCAGGGGCGAATCGAGGTATGCGGCACCGCAGCAGATTTGTCCGAGGACAAGGATTTAACAAGACGGGGCGGGGCAACCCGCCCCTATTTGGGAGGGTGGGGAATGAATCAGTTTTTGATTTCGATTAAAGCGGAAAACGGACAGGCAAAAGTTGACTTTTCCTTCAACGGCGAGCCGGTCAAGGGACTGTTTGCGGTTAACATGATCGCCAATACCAGAACGGGTGAGTTTGGACTGAATGGAATAAGGTTCAAGACAGACGAAAACGGCAACTTTTTTGTAGACCCGCAAACCAACGATACCGCCATGGAAGGAATCAATTTGCTTGGATTACTGGAAAATGGAATCCCCATGAAGGAAAGAATAGACCGGATTTCCAAGGAACTTGACTTTGAACTTCAGAACATCAAGGACACTTCGACATTAAGGGCAAGAAACATGATAAAGGAGAGATTGTCATGTTAAAGCTAGTGACCGCCGTATCAAATGAACCTGTGACACTAAGTGAAGCAAAGGCATATTTGCGGCTTGATTCAACGTCGTTTGAAGACAACATTTCCGTTGTGCAGTCAATTGCCGGAGGATATCACGCCACGGCGGGACTGACGGGCACAAGCACAAGCATCACAGGGCATACGGCCTTAGTCTTGTTGGAGCCGTTTAATTTGAGCGCAGGCGCGACGGTGGATGTAGATATCTACGAATCCGACGACGGAGTGACCTTTACGGAATGGACGGCAGGCGGGACGTTTACGCAGGTGACGACAGCCAACGATACGACCAATCAACAGGTGGAGTACACGGGAACAAAGGCGTACATAGAAGCCTATGCCGTTGTCACGGGAGCAGATGCAAACTTCTCTGTATCCATTATCAAGAGCGCGCCGACATCCACGGAAGACACATTCATTACAGGTTTAATCAAAGTTGCCAGAGAGTATTGCGAGAACTACCAACATAGAGCGCTTGCAACACAGACATGGGATTTAGTTCTGGATGACTTCCCGGATGAAGACTTTATCGAGTTACCTAAAGCACCGTTACAATCCGTCACAAGCATAACCTACATTGATTCAGCTGGGACAACAGCTACCATGACGGCAAGTCTATCCGGATACTTCGTGGATACTAACGAGCCGGGGAAAGTGTGTTTATCCTATGGCATTACCTGGCCGTCGTTTACACCTTACCCATATGGCGCAGTTAAAGTGAGATTTGTTTGCGGACATACGGGAGTTACCCCGGACGTTATTTCGGAGTCAACAAAGATTGCCATGTTGATGCTGATTAACCATATGTACGAAAACAGACTACCGGTGTTGATTGGAAGTATCAGCAAAGAACTGGAATTTGCTGTTTATACGTTATTGGATCAAAACAAAATGATTTATTGAGGTGTATATGAATCCGGGCGAATTGAGAAGCAGAATCATAATTGAAAAACAGGCGATAGGATACAACGATTTCCACGGCCATACGGAAACATGGTCCACCCATGCCACTGTATGGGCAAAGGTTGACCACTTGTCTGGAAGAGAGCTTCAATTAGCGCAGCAAGTTTCCGCAGACATCAATTATGAATTTGTCATCCGGTACAGAGCGGACATGGCAGATACGAGAAAAACCGAACTATACAGGATCAATTATAACAACAAGATTTTCAATATCCGTGATGTGAAAGACCTGGACAACCGTCACGCATGGTTGTACCTGAAATGCGAGGTGCGGCAAAGTGAGCAGCCTGACTAACAATAGGTTTACGTATAAAAGCAACGTCCCGAATGTCAAGTATGCATTAAGCGAACTGGAAAAGGCCGCATTGAAAGAGATTGGGAAGTTCGTAACCAAGACCGCCAAGGCGAATGTAGACGAAGTCACAGAGAAAAGAACCGGGCTGTTAAGGCGGAAGATTGGTTACTGGATTAAACGGAAAGACAAAAGCGTCCAGGTGGGGGTAAGAAAAGAAGCGTTTTACGGACTGATGATTGAAAATGGACACCGGGTTTTTACCGCCAAGATGAAGGCGCAAGGGTACTACATTAACAAGCGCGGGCAGATGGTGCAAAGAGGTATCCTGAACAAAATGAAATCTGCATCCGGTAAGACAAGGCTTCACAACCTGACTGCAACGGAATTCGGCGGAAGCACTGTCCCGGCAAGGCCGTTTTTGACCCCGGCAGCGCAAGACCATATTTCTGAAATCCGGGAGATTGCAGCCAAGTATATCAAGGAAATCGAGAAGGACACAGTAACAATCAATTCTGGAGGGGATGAATGATGAACACAATTGAGTTGAAAAAAATGATATCGACGTTTCTCTTAACAAAGTGTTCAAAGTCCTACCCTTACGACAGCGTACCGGAAACTGCTGCAATTCCTTATGTGACTTTCAGGCTTGGAAGCAGTTTTACAGACGAGAACCAAAAAATGGAGCGGTTTACATTAACAATTGACTGTTTGGACAACAAATCAGATACAACGGCACTGGACACATTGGCGGGAAGCATTGACGGCGACGGCGCCATTGTAAACGCGACGGGGTTGCATAGAAAAAGGTATTTTTTAGACGGAACATTACAGGCGACATTTTACCGGGAAGCAAGGTTGGAACTGGACGACGAGGACCCGCAGATTAGAAGAAGGCAGTTAAGGTACGAAGTACAAGCTTATTTATAAGGGAGGAAAATGGATGAAAAGGGTGGCAATCATAGGGTATGCCCCAAGCTGGAAAGATGCACCATACAACGATCCGGATACGGAAATCTGGATTATGAATGATTTATATGATTTCGTTCCGAGGTTTGACAGGTTATTCGACATTCACATGATTGAAGAGATCAGGGTAAGGAAAAGCAGGGGCGAAGGAAACAAGTTGCATTATGACATGCTGAAAACTTTTGAGCAGCCCATTTACATGCAAGATCATTACGACGACATCCCGGCCAGTGTGAAATATCCGCTGGATATATTGACAAAAAAATATAGAACAGACGCCATGGGCGACAAGATTTTTATTACTTGCTCCGTGTCTCACATGTTAGCCCTGGCGATTTATGAGGGCTTCGACGAAATCATGCTTTATGGTATCCACGAAGCTGTTGACAGCGAATACAAAGACGAAATGCCATCTGTGGTCTACTGGCTTGGATACGCAATGGGCAAGGGAATCAAGGTCACAATTTCCCCGGATTCGCCATTGCTGAAAGCCTATTTCGTATACGGCTACGAAGAACCTGAATATGCGGAATTCCATCGTGCCTTGGAAGGTGAAAAGATCAGGATTCAAGGCATTCAGAAAGAGGCCATTAAGAAGCAACAGGGATTCCGGGACGAGGAAAACAAGTGCGCAGGCGCATTGGCGATGCTGGAACACATTAAAAAACTGACTACAACGTAAAGGAGGCGATTGACATAAAAGGCGAAGCGGCTTTCAACAAAGGATTTTCGGAGATCATCAGCGACCTGACAATAAAGTATCAGATCAGCCGAAGCAAACTTTTAAACAGCGGGGGAGGTTCCTGCGAAGAGTTTGCAGCGCGGACGGCTGAACTGAAAACACAATTGAAGGCCACTGATGATGACTTCGAAGCACTTTTCAAGAACTACCTGAAACTAATCGAAAGGGGGATTATCAAATGATCAAGGTTAATTTACAACTGTTCGCAGACCCGGATGATATCTTACTGGGCGACGGCGTATTTTCGTTCGGTTCCACAACATCATCCATGACCAATATTGCTCTAACTCGCGGCGGCGGGTCATTTTCCGTTGAGCGCGGGTATCGGCAGATTGAAGCAGATGGAGATTACGGGCCGGTAAAGAGCAGGATACGGATAACAAAATCTGTTGCCAAACTCAACATGAAGATATTGGAACTCTTGCACAGCAACATAGATGACTATTATCCCGGCCTGTCTTCAAACTATACGTCCGGCAGCACCACGGCATCCATCACCGGCTCCGAGCTAACATCCAATATCACGTCCAGCGACTACAAATATGTTGCATGGACCGGTTACTCCAAAGCGGGCAGAAGAGTTTACATCGAATTGCAGAACGCAATCAATCTGGAAAACATCAACTGGCCGCTTGTGGACAAGGATGAAGTTGTCGCAGATTGCACGTTTACCGCAGCATATGCGGCAAGCACACGGACAAAGGAACCCTGGAAAATTATTATGACAACGACGTCAAGCTAATCCCGATTTGCGGGAACCCACCCTATACGGAGGGGGCAACCCCTCCCACCCTTTTAAAGGAGGAAGATTATGGAAATTAAAGTAAGGGAATTTGAATTTGGCGATATACCCAAGTTGTCAAAGATACTTGCAAAGATTGGCGCGAAAGATGCGTTGAAACAGATATTTGCAAAGCCTGATATCCAGGAGAAGGATGTTAAAAAGAAGGCCGAAGCGGTCAAGAGGATGCAGGAGGAATTCGGTGCAGAGTTTGCCGCACTGATTATCACCAGCATCTGGCAGGCTGAACCTGAAATAAACGCATTTGTAGCAAGCCTGACAAATCAATCCGTGGATGAAGTTACCCACATGAAGCCAGATAAGATCAAAGCGATCATTGCAGAGATCGGGAAGACCGGAGCGTCATTGACTGATTTTTTCAAACTTGCGGCGAAATAGACGAGATCGACATATACGATACGCTATTGAGCCGGTACTCCAATATTGATTTTGTTTTGAGGCTGGACATCAACACAGGCATGAGATTATACGTGAAGGCGAAGGAAGAAAAGAGCAGGGATAAGATGTATCAGGCATGGGTGCAACTATATCCGCATTTTAACAAAGATACATTCATTCCGTTCAAAGATTTTTGCGACGGAAGCGCACGACCGGAAAGTAAAAAATCGGCAGAAGAGATTCTTGCCGAAGCAGAAGCAATCAAAAATCAAATACAGGGCGGGAGCTGTAAGGTAGTAAACGGACACGATTTGACGGATGGAAACGAAGTGGCGGTACTATACGGGCGTAAAAAGTGAGGGGGCGGTTATCATCGAGATATTCAGAATATTCGGAAGTATTTTTCTTTCAGACAATGATGTAAACAAAAAACTTGATAATGTCGATAAAAAAGCTTCCGGCGTAAGCAAGACCCTGGGTAACATGGCGAAGGGCTTTGACAAAGCCGGTTCCTCACTTAGTAAATTAGGCCGCGATTTATCTGTTGGACTGACCGCGCCACTTGTTGCCGTGGGCGCAGGCATAATAAAACTCGCCACCGGTGCAGCGGACTATGCGGATGAAGTGGGGCTAATGGCTGAAAAGACTGGCCTTTCTATTAAAAACGTTCAAGAACTGCGTTATGTCACGAATCAGCTTGACGTTGAATTTAGTACGATTCAAACATCCATCACTGCGTTTACGAATCAATTGAAAACAACCGACAGCGAAAGCAGCAATGCATCACAAGCACTGCAAAGACTTGGCATATCCATGAAAAACGCCAACGGAAGCACAAAGGATATGTCTATTCTGTACACCGAAGTCATCAAAAAATTATCAGGTGTTGAAAATGAAACCGACAGGAACATACTTGCATCCTCGCTGTTTGGACGGTCGTATTCTGAATTGATACCAATACTGAATGCGGGAAGCGATGAAATTGAAAGACTAACAGAGGAAGCAAACAAACTTGGGCTGATTATGTCCGACGAATCCATAATTTCCGCACGCGAGTTTGGGGATGCATGGGATAGGGTAAAAATGCAATTCGGCGCTGTGTTTCGCGAGATTGGGATGTCGTTTATCCCACTATTGCAGGATAAGTTAATTCCATTTATCCAGAATCAGGTTGTGCCTGTGTTTCATGGGCTTGCAAATTCGGTTGAGAATGTCGTTACGTGGTTTTCAAATTTAAGCCCATCGGCACAAAATGTTATCGGGGCATTGTTGTTGATAGCTGCAGCAACTGGCCCGCTGATATCGATATTTAGTAAAATTTCAACCACAATCAGCGGCTTAATTGCCGTATTACAATTTGTGATCTCACCAATTGGATTAATTATCATCGGTGTTGCGGCTTTGGCGGCGGTCGCATTCCTTCTGATAAAAAATTGGAATAAAGTCCCGCCATTCTTTAAAG